CATTCTGTAGCCCGTCAATCTCACGATTTATAATCGTAATGGTGTCTTCTGTCAAGTCCACATTCTCTTCCGCTACGGTTTCAGGAGCCAAGTCCTCAATCACCGTGACAGTTTGTGGTTGATGGGAATACAACGAGTCCACGAATTTTTCAAACAGATACGGCTTAGTTTTGGTTTCCACCACAACCCGTACAAACTTGCCCCTGACACGAGACTCTTCCACTTGGATAGGAGTAGTTGGATCAGCGTCCTTGTCGTTGTATCGTAGTTGTGTAAAAATGGTATACGGATTAGGAATAAATTCCAAGTCGCCTGTATCGGTATCCAACACATGGAATCCCTTCTTGTCACCGTAATCATTCATGGTGATCTGATACGGGCAACCCAAGTAATGCACATTGTCACGGCTATGGCGGCAATGGAAGTGTCCTGTGTACACAGCAGAGTACCGCTTGAACAGGTCAGCATTCATGCCCCCATCAAACGGTGTGTTCCGCAACACATTGAATCCGTGCAGTTCAAGATGCCCACACAGGATGTCTGCGGGTGCAGTACGGATAAAATCAAGGCAGTCACCTTCGTTTTCCTTGTTGATCCACGGCACTAGAGCAAGTGGTCGCCCGTCAAATTCTTGAACCACAGGCTTTTCGTGAATCACAAACTTTTCTGAAAACAGTTCACGAAGAGAGTTTACATTACTGGTGTTCTTGTAGAAGATATCGTGGTTGCCAAGAATCACATGGAATTCTGCACCTGTACGCTCAAGACGCTTTACGAACCCCTCACGCACCGCATTCAGGGTAGAAAAGTTCACAAACTTTCGGCGATCCAAGAAGTCACCCAAATGCAGGATATGAGTGGGCTGATGTGTTTCTACCCACGGGAAAAACACGCGGTCAAAAAACCGCATGAAGTGCTCCATGAATACAGGAGAATCGTTTCGTGCCCCAAAGTGGGTGTCAGTAATGATTGGCAGTTTCACTTCTTGCCTTTAACTTTTTTCTTGATCTTGCTCTTGGTCTTTGGAGCGTCTTCAGGCTCCGTCTTCTTCTCAAAGTTTTGAATGTCTGTTTCGGTCAAAACAGATGGCTTATTTTCCGCACCACCAAGATAGTTCTCACGGAACCACTTCTTGAGGGTGGAGTCAATATTGGAATTCTCAATCTTCTTGAGTTTAATATACGCCTGCTTCTTCTCCTTGGATATACGGCGAAGAAAAGCGTAGTAGATGATCTGTGTAAAGTACGAGAACGGATTCGTGGACTTCTTGGGATCAAAGTTGTATGCGTACAGCAGGCAGTTCTCTATGCCGTCCGAAATCATCTCGTCCCTGTACGGGTAGTTGATGAAATTGGGCTTGCGAGACAGCCTGTCCGCGATGGACATAAAGCACTCTCCGATATATGAAGTAACTGGTGGGTGGGGCTTTTCGTCTTTGTCGGCGGCTTTCACTAACGCCTTCCACACCTTCATCTCTTCAAAAAATCGTTTATTATCAATATAGTGTTCGGTCTTCTTCTTTGCCATGATGTCCTTTCATTACGAATAGTATCACACTTTCACGGTTTGTCAAGCACCATCTTGCGGATTTTCTCCGGTAAACCCGTGCATGTAGTCTTTCAAAAATGGCGACCAGTCATCAATCTTGTTGCCGTAATCAGAACTCTTGGAGCGGTCTTCGGTGGGAGGCTTCCACTCGCTCTTGCTCTTGGACGGCTTCTGCTTCTTGGGCTGTCCGGGCTTCTTCTTTTTAGGCTTCATTACCGAGTCCATCATTTCAATATCCATGAAGTCCTCCATGCACTCTTTCATGTAATCCATTATTCCGTTTTCAATCCACTCGTTTAGAATATCGTTGGGAATTGAAAAACTAAACAGGATTCCGTTTTGTCGTGGCGGGAAAAGCGGAGGGAACGGAGGCAGTTTGCTTTTGCCTTTTGGTGGCTTGGGTGCGTTTGCGTCTTCAGGAAACGCAGGCTTGGTTCCCATCGGCTGATCCAATTTTGGAATGCCCATAGACTCTAGTAGGTCATCCAATTTCTTTAATTCTTCATCTGTTGGTGGAGGAATGGGTGCATCCAAATCTGCTTCAATTCCCCCTGTGCCACTAGCCCTAAAAGTGTCTTGTGCTTCGGATTGGGTGGCGTACAGTTTTTCCATGTCTGGATCAGGAGTCAAATCCAATAGTACAAACTCCCGTGGAATGTCTACCTTTAATTCCAGCGCACCACCAAGCCAATCAGTAAAATATAACACACTCTTTTTCACACCCGTAAAGGGATCAGCAGCCACAGAATAATTGATTCGCATAGGACGCTCTAGAGTAAACTTGCCACGAGGCTTGGCTGCAATCTTGGCAATAATCTCTTCACCGCTACGCAGTTTAAAGACTCGGAGTTTGGACTTCTTGGCTCTCATGTCTGTTTACCTCCTATGTCAACCTTTACTACCTTGTGCGCGAAGCCTTCGGATTCGTATATTTTCAGCCGCTCGGTCATGTGGCGCATGGTGTGGTTTACCCACGACTTCCACGACAGATCGTCACCGATATCAAATAGTCTAGCAACCATCTTGTGTTCGGACACTCGTAACTGTCTGCCAATGCTCTGCAATACGCGAATTCGGGACTTTGAGGGAGAAGCAAAGATGATATTGTTGAGTCTTCGTATAGAGATACCAGTGCTGAATGTTCCGTAAGACGCGATGATGACTGCATTTTCTTGTGTCTCCACAATTTTGCGTATCTCTTCTCGTTCGCCTGCTTCTGTTCCTCCATGAACAAAGAAAACTTTACGAGCAGAATCAACACACTCACTCACTAACTTATGTAGTTCCGCACCGTGTCCCTCAACGAATTGAAATAGTACAAGCGTGTTGCCTTTTAATTTTTCACACATGTTTGCAATAAATGTGTTTCGTCGTTGTGAAGAGATAAGCCATTTGATCTCGTCTTGGTATTTGGCTCGCTTGAGTAATTGACGATCTTCTTGGGGATAGCCCAACACGATGCAATCAATTTTCAAATCGCTGAGGATTTTCTTTTCCATCAAGTCTTTGGTTTTGGTGACTTCATACGCACGACCAAACAGCCCTTCAAGCACAAGACGATGGGTTTGCGTACCGTCTAGTGTGCCTGTTGTGCCTACACGAAACGGGCAGGTCTTTAGTTTGGTCATAATAGAAGTAAGCGATTTGGCTTTAAACAGGTGAGCCTCGTCACCAACCACAGCACCAAACTGCTGAAAGTATTTTTCGTTCTGCTTGAACACGCTCTGCCATGTGGAAATCACCACACGCCTGTCTGTGGTCTTGCTTGCACCTGCCAGAATCTTGTGGCAGTTCTGATTCACGCGCCAATTGTTGTCGTATGAGTAGTCAATAAAATCAGAGTACATCTGCTCCACAAGAGACACCGTAGGCACAATAATCAGCACCTTTTTGTCCTTGGGAATCTTGTCCAAGTAGTATCGTAGCAGCGAATATATGATAAGACTCTTGCCGCTACCTGTGGGAGACAGCAGCAAGCACCGCTCCCGTTCTATAGCATGATGCACAGCGTTTATTTGGTGTGTATGGGCTTTGGCTTTCTTGCCACCCACACACACCTGTAAGAAATCCTCTATAAAACTTCTTACAGCATCGGTGGTGGTTTTGAATCCGTTTGTGGCAGGCATACCCACAGAATACCCACGCTCTGCGGCAAACTTTTCAATGTATTCAGCAAGCCCACCGTATATCTGTTGTGTGTGTATGTTATACAGGCAAATCTCGCCGTTCCACATACGGCTACGATACGCAGGCATAAACTTGTAACCGGGAACCTTGAATGTAAAAAAGTCAGCCAACTCTTTGGCAATACCGCGCTCGCATTGAACGCGAAGCCAAACAGAATCAACTATGCTTACATCAAGGTCTACCATTACACCAACGCTTCACTTCCTAGAACCTCTCCGTTGAATCGTATGGTGCGGCTGCTGTTTAGGTTGCCTTCCCATCCAATCACAGTTATTCCAGCGTCTCGCATCATGGCTAAACCCTCACGCACACTTTCTTGCCACTTGGGGGGAGTGCGCTCAACCAAACGCCTGAAAGTCACAACTCTGCTGATATTAAACTCTATAATGGCACGAGCACATTCAGCACAGGCAATCCATGTGCCGTACATCTGAAGCCCACCAACACTCAAATTGTTGGCTACAGACTTGTACAGTACTCTGCGCTCTGCGTGTTCAAAACAGTAGTTTTTGGTTTCGGGAGTTCGTGGATACCCCTTGCCGCACAGGGCAGGAGGCAATTCATTCCATGCCGCAAGCACGATTCCACCTGCCCATGTTACAAGAGCAGACGCAACCTGTGTGTTAGGGTCTTGACTGTGTGCAGAAGCCATTTCCCAAATATCCCGCAAATAGCGTGCATCACGATCTTCGTTTTCAGGATCGCAGTCTAGCAGATCGTCCCATTCATTGCCCATTTACAAATTTCCTCCACTCAATAGCATTTCTGATTTTCCAATGGCGATTGTTGAGTTCTTTCACGATCTCTTCCAACAGCCCAATCTTTTCTTTTTGGTAGTACATTTTTTGACGAGCCTTCACGATGTCCGTATCAGCATTCAGATACATGTCCAAATCGTTACGCAGAATCTTGAGATTGAAAGGCTCCCATCCACGCGCTGCTAACTGCTCTTCGCTCATCTTGCCTGTATAGTACTCCCACTTGTCACGAGTAACCACAGCCACCTCGTTTTCGTACTTGGCAAACATGAGGCGTTCTTCCAACAAGAAGTTCATGTACTTGTTGTGGAGTTGTGGAATGCGTAGCGATTCGGTGTCTAGTGCCGAATCGTCAATACGGGTGTCCCGCTCCAACTCTTTGCGAATGTCGTCTAGGGTCATAAACAAATCTCCGTTTGAGGAGTATACACGAGATTCTATGGAAGTCAAGCGGTCGTACTTGTCCACTCAAATAAAAATATTAGAGAGTCTCTATTTCGTAACTGCGGTATTTGAAAGTGCAGTTTGCAATAAACGGCTCTGGATCAACCACCGCAGAGTTAAAGTCTATAGCCGATAGACTGCGTGGATAGATGTCGTTGAATGTCACATTCAATTTGGGATTCTTCTTGGAATTCAAAATAATCAGATTGGCTGTGGCTACATGGGTGTTCACGGGGCGGAACTCGTCGTAGTTTTCCACATTGGTCACAGACCGCATCCAATTGTACAGTTCAAGCCAATTACCCATAGCCTCGTCCACCACAAAACCAATGGTTAGTTCGTCAAAGTCTAATTTGGACGGTCTGGATATTTGAACAAACGGCGTGGGCATAATCACTTCACTCATGGTGATAGTGGGCAACGACACGCTTTGACAAAAATACGATACCTTGGGAAGCCGACTAACAGTAAACCGATAGTAGGTCGGCAGCAGCGGATTCATGTATTGAGGGTATCTGTCTAGAATCCCCTCTTCAATATCTGTAAAATTGTAGGGTATTGACATGTGTAAGTATTTAGACACCAAAAGAAAAGGGGGAGAGGTTTGAGCCTCTCCCCCAAGTCTTCAGGTTACTGTGACTATTACGACGCTACGCCGTGTAGGTTATCTACGCGGAAGATGCGGTAGTAACGGTTGGTGCGGGCGGTGAGTGCGCCGCTACCAACATCTGTGCCTTCAGCGAAGGGGTTCGCAACCATGCCGTAGCGGGTCTTGAACGCGATCTTGGGCTGGAAGGAGTTAGTATCAACGGCGCGCATCATCTGTAGCGGGACATAGGGGCAGTAGAAGATACCAGCGTCGTATGGGCTGGTTCCCTTGTATCCTACACAGACAAAGTTAGAACCGCTAGTGGCAGCGGTGTCGATGTACGGATCAATGTACACCTTGACCTTGCCGTTTAGAGTACCAGCAAAGGTGTTGCCGGTATCGTCCACATCAAGGCTGACATTCAGCGCGGGGCTGATGTTCAGGAATCCACCCATTGCGAGGGCTGAAGCAACATCTGCCGAGCAGATGATGAAGTTGCCCTTACCGCGACGGGTATCCTTTGCGATCTGGTTGCACTCGCGCTCAATCTGGAACATTAGACCACGGAACTTTTCCGCGCTCCAACGACCGTCAGAGTCTTGAATGAGATCGTATACGCCACCTACTGCGGCTGAACCACTCAAACCACCTTGAACAGTCTTGTAGTACAGATCGCCCTGCTGTGCTCCGAGTCTTGCGCTACGATAAACGGTACGAACCACTTCGCGGTTGATTTCAGACAGAATTTCTGTGCTG